AAACGCAACGGAGGTAAGGTCTGGCATGTCAAGCGCGGCGAAGATCCAGAATGGTTTCAGAAGTATCAATCACATCATATCATACCAGATGGCATACACGCCAGCGAATGGGCATGGGCATTGAGCACATTTGATGATGTTATAGAAAACAACGGAACCATGGCACAGCTAGCAGATGCTGTTACAGCGCTAGCTGGCTAGTTAAATAGTTTATTCAGAGAGACATCAATGGCCGACGATACTTCTATTATGCTGTGCGATGGTGGAGAAAGCATTACCAACTCACTAGCGGCAGATTTGGCCCGAGCAACCGGGCATGCGGTCAACACATTGACCTATCCCGGCTCGGGCATAGCTGATGATCGCAGCAACTCCTACGAACTTGATCTAGATCATCTCAAAGAAGCCAATCGCTATCTCATGCGTGCCAACAAAAGCATGCATCGCTCGTGGCCTCGCCGACAACTAAACACCGACAATGCTCTCCGTAGGGACAGCTTCCTGGCGAGAGTCAGCCATCAGATCTATCTGATAGGCTTGTTCACACAAGACGCAAGCCTGCTTAAGATCAACACCGACGTAGCATGGGCAGCACAGATGTATGTTGACAGATTCTTGTATGATCAAGAACCCTGGGACTTATGCGAGCTATATCTTTTTGATATGAAAAGCGAGAGTTGGTGGCAATGGAAACAACAATGGTCGAGAGCTGACTCAGTACCAACGCCCAGCGGCGTTTATACGATCTTAGGACAAGACAAACTGACCAATGCCGGTAAGATGGCTTTGAAAGCGCTCTGGCAAGATTAACCTATTATAACGCCCAACGGCATGGCATTGTCTATGTAGAGATCGATGTCCTTTTCCAACCGCTCCAGCATAGCCTTGCTTTCTTCTATCAGCTGCTGGCCTTTTAGAGTAGTGCCGCCTTGTGGACCTGCTAGCGTGTTATACTTGCTGTAAGCTTCGCCGAGCATGCGCTGCGACCAGGCGAGGGTATAATCTCTGATCCATGGACGAGCAAACGGATCCTGCAGTATGGTGTCGTTGGCTCTGTACATGTATGCCCAGATCAATATCTGTTCATTGCCAGCTGGCCTGCGCACAATGCTGAGTTTCTTAGTAACTGTATCAAATGTATAATTGATATCGCGACCAAACATGCGTCCTGCTTGGTCCAGATATTCATAGAACAGTTCATAGGTCAAGAGACCAGCGCTGTAACCGCCGCCTGCGCCTGCCTGCAATAGGTAAAGGTTAGTGTATGCTAAACTGAACGGATCAATCTGCGTTCCGCCTGTGATACCACCAAGTCCTCTGCGGAATAGCTGACGCACTGAAACCACGTTATCAGGCAGATAGTAATCCGATACGTCATTCTGTAGCAGCAGAAATAGATAGCTTTCTTCATCAGCATTACCACTGCGTTGCCTGTATCTGTCAAAAGCTAGGGTGAGTGCTGTATTATAGTGTCCAGGATCAAGTTCAATATCAACCATGCCGCCGCCCAGCATGTATTGCACCTCATCTATGATCTGCTGTTGTAGAGGTGATGTCTGCGTAGCTGGTGGTACTGGTACTGTGGACGTAGCCATATCATTGATCTCCAATGATATTTATCTTAGGCGGTTAATCGCCTTTCATAATCTTCATCACATTACGGCAATAACGGCTGGGTTTCTTGTGCACGCTGGTGCCAAGACCCTGATTGTACAGCGTCAACGCAGCACATTCATCGCCATTAGCTTCGTTTAGAGCCATGCGAAGATATGCCATGCTGTATTCAAGATTCACTTCTGGTTTCAGCAATGCGGAGCATTTGCCGTCAAAACCTATGCCTTTAGCCGTGCCACACTTGATCTGTCCCAGACCATAGTTGCCTTGACTTAAAGCAGTTGCGTCCCAATTACTCTCATACGTTACCACAGCGACTGCCAGGGAGCTTGGCACATTATGTTCCTTGGCCTTGTCAGCTGTAAGCTGAACCAGTGGTGCGTTGCTGTAATTCGCACCCCCGGCACTCACTGTCTCGCAGCCTGCGCATGCTAAACAGAGAGCTACGACCGTAGCCATCTTCATCATTGGCATGTATATTTAGCTTCCTAGCAGCGCCGTTGTCAACTTAACGGAACACCTTGATTACCAAGGTGTCCTTGTTGAGCCGTCCGTTTACCGGATGCTTCTTACCCTTGATGTAGTCTCCCATGACCACATCTACACGTTTTGCAGTTGCCGCATCGCGCAAAGTACCCAAGATCTGCTTGGGATTGCGCAGCGTCTTAGCAAAGCTCTTAGCTTCATCATAGCCAGTTACCTTGGCACCTTTGATGCTCAGACCGCCTTCACCTGCTACGTACAGATATACCTTGCGGCTCTTGCTGTTATACACCAAAGCCTTGCTGCTGCCAGGTATCATAGCAGGGTTGATGCTGGCCATGTCAGTGTTGAGATCAACGGTCTTGAACTTGGCCTTGCTGGCCTGCTTCACGCTCTTGCGGCTAGCACCGCGGCTGTCTGCCACTGCGCGAGCATTGCCAGTGCTGGTTGCCAGCACGTTGACCACAGTCACGATGGGCTCAATGGTCTCAGCTACCAGCTCGTTATCTTTTTCACGCATGGCATCTGCGAAGCTCTCCTTGAAGTGATCATACAGTCGCTTGAGCATCTGCTGGTTAGGTCGCGCACGATCCAAGAACTTCTTGGTTGCCTCTTCAATCTCAGCAGGATTGCCCATGTGCTTGCGCCAGATCGCTTCCATGTTGCTGTAGAGCGTGACATAGTCAACGTTGCGCTTCTGCACCGTGGTCAGCTTGCGCTGGGGCTCTTCGTCTTCGGCAGCAGCTGCCTTGATCTGCCGCAGCTCTTCAACCTTAGCGTCAAACCATGCGTGGATGTCTTCTGGCATCACAGCACCGTGCTGCACCACAAACGCGATGCGACCAACCATAGCATAGTGATGCGTGGGCAGCGCAGCCCAGTGATCTTGCTCGTCAATGTCGCGGTTAAGCTTGGCCCATGCCTGGAAATATTGCTTGAGAGTAGCGTAGTCCATCTCAACGCGAACCCAGTCCATGGCCTCGCGCCATGCTTTAGCGTGATTATCGTTCTCAGGGCCTACAGCAGAGAAATCAATGCCCTTGATCTTGCGGGGAATAGCAGCAATCTGTTCCATATCTCGTCCCTCCAACATAGCTTATACTAGCACAATTTACGGGCCTGTCAACTGTTTTTTTGCGATTTTTGCGATATTTTTCCAGTAAAATCAATGGTATAAACCAGAGATCTCGCTGAATAAATACCAGTGTCCATGTTTAGGAGCTAGCAGTGCCACCATTAACCCTGTGGAAGGGCCCGTCCGTAAGGACCAACGATTACAAGCTGTTCGACCGCTTGATCAGCGAGGAGTACAGGATTGGCGGGACAGAGTTCCTAGTGCACAAATATCTGGGTCCAAAACCCAGCAACGTCTCAGGAGACTTTACGCAGCCAAACACAGCGCTCGATGCCCTAAACAGCGGGCAGGATAACGTTCTACAGATATCTGATGTGCTGAACATGGAAATACGCGATCGTGCCTATGATCAGGACGTTATACTGCTGATGGGTCATTATGCTATCACTGACACCGAGTTTGATCTGCGACAGTTTGGTTTGTTTCTCAGCAATGAGACAATATTCATCACGTTTCACTTGAATGACATGGTCAACAGCATAGGGCGCACGCTGATGAGCGGCGATGTTATCGAGATCAGCCATCGTCGAGACGATCTTGCACTTGGTGATTTCGTATTGCCAAAGTATTATGTGGTGCAGGAAGGAGCTCGTCCAGCAGAAGGCTACAGTCCAACTTGGTGGCCCCACATATGGCGAGTAAAGTGTGATCCAATTACAGACAGCCAAGAATATCGAGACATCCTACAGAAACCAGCTGTGGACCTCAACGGCGATCCGATACCAAATCCAAATGGTACCGGAACGCTTACCATGGCCGACATGCTCAGCACCTACAATCGTGAAATTGAGATCAACGATCAGATCGTGGCACAGGCTACAGTAGAAGTTCCGTTTAGAAACATGCAGGGACAGCAATTTTATGTTTTGGAAGGTCAATTGAATCAGCCAGTGTCTATCCTAGCAACAGATGGTATACCACCAAACCAAAGCAATCCAGTTACTGCTGCTATGAGCTTCCCGCCCGGAGCTCCTGCAGGTACCTGGGTATTGAGAATAGATTACAGCCCTCCTCAGCTATTCCATAGAGTTCAGCTTGCTAATAACAGCGGAGCTGTGTGGACTAGGCAGGAGATAGATTATAGGACCAGCTGGACGCCTAGCACAGCAGCGTTGGCCGGGTTCATAAATAACGGCAACGCTACCAGCACCTTGTCAAATGGCACTACCGTACAGGTACAACAGAATCTTCGCACGGTGCTGCGTGCTAAACTAGACCCAGACATCATATAGGAGCTAACCAATGGTCTCGGCTGCCCAACTTCAACAGATATTCCCGCAAGGTGACCCAAGCGATCTCCAAGAGATCTGTGCACCTCTTAACGCTGCTATGGCAGAATTCAACATCAACAGCGCACAAGAACAAGCCATGTTCCTAGCACAATGCGGACACGAAAGCGGCAACTTCAGCACTGTACAAGAGAATCTCAACTATCGTGCCGAAACGTTGGTCAAGGTATTCCCAAAATACTTCAGAGACGTAAACCCTGCAGATTATGAGAAGCAACCAGAGAAGATTGCTAACAGGGTATACAGCAATCGCATGGGCAACGGCGACGAGTCCAGCGGAGATGGCTATCGCTATCGCGGTCGCGGTTTGATCCAACTAACTGGCAAAGACAATTATCGGGCTTGTGCTGCTGCTTTGAAATATGATCTAGACAGCGATCCAGATTATCTAGAGACTGCAGAAGGTGCTGCTAGAAGCGCTGCTTGGTTCTGGGCACATAATGGTCTTAACAGGTACGCAGATGCTGACGACATCGTTGGCTGCACCAAGCGTGTGAACGGCGGTACTATTGGATTGGAAGAAAGAACTGCTCACTATGCAGCAGCTAAATCTGTGCTAGTCGGTTGATTGGTATCTGATACGTTCTTTAACGTCTACGACTTTTTCGTGCTTAATCATGTCTATGATCTGGTTTGTGAGGTTTATCTCCCTGCGAACCAGATCTAATTTTACGCTGAGCTTTTTGAGTTCTTCTTGGTAATATGCCAATTCCTCTTCCTTGCGCTTGCGCATGTCGTAGACGTCGTCTAAGAGGATTAGCTTGGCTGTCATGCTTTGTACCCTACAATATTTACCATAAATATTTGATAGCAAGGTTAAAACATGGATTATTGGTACTCAGGACAACTGCGCAATTATCGTCTACAATTCATTCGCGCATTCAGCAATTTTTATTACAGCGTAGGCACCAACCCCGACGGCAGTCCTCAATTGGTGCGATGCCCTTGTCGCTACGGTGATCCGACTCGCATAGCTGCTACAGTGGTCAGGGGCAATAGCGAAAACAAACTACTAACGACACCGTTCATAACTTGTTGGATCAGCGGTCTTTCAACGGCTCCTAATCGTCGTCAGGGCCCTCAAGTGATCGATAGCATGCAGGTTGATACAAGGCAGTATGACCCTAACACTGGACAGTATCTAAACACGCAGGGAAATCAATACAGCGTGGCAAGATACATGCCAGTACCTTATGAACTAAGCATGAGTGTTGATATCTGGACGCCAAACGAAAGCGTGAAAGAACAGCTAGTTGAACAGATAATGGTTCTCTATAATCCTGCCATCGAGATACAAACCAGCAACAATCCCATAGACTGGACTGTGTTGAGTTGGATCGAAATGCAGGATCAGATAACCTGGAGCAGCAGGACTATTCCGATCGGTACAGACAATCCAATTGATGTCCTAACCATGATATTCCGCTTTCCGATATGGATCAGCCCACCTGCGCAAGTTACTCAGCAGAATCTCATACAAAGCATAGTGACCAACATCATACAAGGTGATAAGGAAACTCCAGATCAGGTAGAATGGACAGATTACGAGTTCCTAAGCAGAGCTACTACCACTCCCGGTGATTTCAGCATCAACCTCACATGGATTGGCAATAACCAATACACAATGAGCCTAGCTAGTTCAGGCGGCGATCCGCAAGAACTACAAAACAAAGCTACGGTTACCTATTCCCAAGTCAATCCTGTTCTCACTCCTGGATTGAGTTTCAGTTTCAATGGCATCTTAATTCCAATAACAACCAGCAACATAGCAACCTTTGTTGATAATGCTGCTGCGCTGATGGTCAACACTAGCTATAACATCCAGCTTCAAAACTTCAATCAGATCATGTTTATCAACAACACAGCTGGTGATAATGTCTTTGAAAATGTCATAGGCAATCCTCTGCAGGGCATGGGACTTTTGCCAACCACATATCCGGGTGGACAGATAGCGTGGTGGCGATTGTTTGCTGCTTTTGGTACCCTGAATCCTTACAGCACCTATGGTACAAATGCCAGCCAGATCACTGTATGGACAACAATACCAAATCAAGATCCGACCACCACTTATCAGGCAGCAGGTTGGATAGATCCACATCCAACCGATCAAAATCTCATAATATGGACGGTAGAGCCAGACAGCGTACCAGCTACGACCATTCCGGCAGTCACAGCTGTGATCGATCCTCAGCAAAAAGCTCCAACGCTTGGGTTGCCACCAGCTGCGGTAAATCAAAGCTATTTGATAACAAACGCTCCTAGCCAAAGCAGCGCAGGCTGGGGCAATCTCTATGCCAATGCCAACGACATCATAAGCTTTGATGGCACAGTCTGGTACGTGTCTTGGTCAGCTGCTAGCCATAGCTTTGCCAATCAACAGGGCACCATGGATTATGTTCAAAACATGTTCACAGGAAAGCTGTTGGAATGGAACGGAGAACAGTGGAGCGAATACATACTGCCTCGTTACGCTCCTGGTTACTGGCGACTGGCTCTATAAATATCACATGCTGACAGAAAAGATTTCCAATCTCAACATTGATGAGAAGAAGTTTGAGAGTGTTTTCACTCCCGAAGTCAAACGAGTTGCGGAGGTTCTACGCAAGTATGGATTTGATGCTAGAGTAGTCGGTGGCGCAGTGCGAGATTTTGTCCGAGGCGAAGCTCCAAGAGACATTGACTTTGCCACTGATGCTGATCCAAGTGAACTGATCTATATCTTCAACATGGAAGACATACCGCACGACGACAAGGGCATTAGCCACGGCACTATCAAAGCTGTTTTCGGCAATGACAAGGTAGACGTTACCAGCATAGCCTACAAGCTTGAACTCAAAGACGGCAAATTGCGCATCGTGCGAGGTCAAGACTGGGAACAGGATGCGCAAAACCGAGATCTAACCATCAACAGCATGAGAATTGACAAGGACGGGGTGCTCTATGACTACAC